CCAATTATTGAATTAAGACTTGAATGGTTTGCTGACAACATAGGTCGCTTCTTGGTTCGTCAAGAAGAAATCGCTACCCAGATGTTGTTTGATTTATCTGACTGGCATGAAGCCATCTTGTACCGCACCAGACCAGAAACTTTACCTAAGCATGCCAGCCGGCGTAAATGCCCAGAGTGTCAAGAGTATGCAGTGATGCAATACGGTCAAGATTTCTTTTGCGTAAACCGTCACTGCGAACACACATGGAATAATGAATAAACAGTTACGGGCGCAGTTGTGGTGGCGGTGTCAAGGGTATTGCGAAAAGTGCGAAACCCACATTGACCAAAACAATTGCGCAGCACACCACCGACAACTACGATCACAAGGTGGCAAAGATGATATCCAAAACCTTGTAGCCCTATGCCACAACTGCCACAACTTAGGCACAAAATCCATACACCTAAACCCTAAACATTCTTATTTAACGGGCTGGATGGTTCACGGGTGGCAAAACCCTGCAAGTGTTTTGATTTGCACTGATGCTGGTTTGATTGTAAGTTTGAATCCAGAAGGCACTAAAACTATTTATCAGGAGAAACCCACATGGCTGGAGAACCAACAATAACTTTCACAGGGCGTTTAGGTAACGATCCCGAAATTCATTTCACACAAACAGGGCGTGCAGTAGCCAACCTAAACATTGCCGTCACGCCACGCACCAAAGACGGTGACACGTGGATAGACAAAGACACCCTATGGTTTCGTGTAGCACTATGGCGCAACGCTGAAGCAGCGGTGGAAGAACTAATCAAAGGTGACCTAGTAACCGTCACAGGTAAATTTGCTAACAACACCTACACAACTAAAGATGGTGACACGAAAACATCACTTGAAGTAGATGCCGATTTTGTTGGACTCATACCGACAGAGAAGAAAAAGAAAGAAGAGTTGCCAGAATGGTAAACCGATTTGGTGTTGTAAACAAACTATTAAACAACACGTTCCTTTCAACAGTTGTCATTAACACATTGTGTGAACATTTGGCTGAAGAATTAAACGCTTTTGCTGATGCGTTGCATGAATCTGGTGACGATTTATCGCAGGTCGCTGGTATCCGTAAAGCGGCTAAAATTATTTACACGAAAGAGATTCAATAATGAGTGAAGAATTAGAACCACAACAAGTACCTGACAGTAATTGGGTTGAAACGAGTTTTGGGCGCAAAGACTTTGAACTTGAAGAAGAATCAAAACGCACCTACACAGACAACACCAGCCTTAAAGCGAACGGTATTGATGCAACCGTGTTCCGTACATGGGCTGACACGAACGGTATTATGATCCCGTCACGTGGTCGTATCCCTGTCACCATTGTTCAAAAGTATTTAAGCGAACACTAATCTTGAGTAGGGGCTGTTTGTTTCATCCTTTCTTGGCAGTCCCTACTCAACCAAAGGACATGATGGACTATTTAGACAACACCGTAACGTGGGTGACAACACCCAGCGAAACACAACAACTACGTGACATCATTCAGCGTGTACGTGACACACACACAAACCTAAACCCTGACGGATCAGAAAGCCCAACATGTTTACACTGCACATTCCGCCCGTATCCCTGCCCAACAATACTTGCAATAGGTGACCCAGAATGAAACTACTAATCGCTTTCATGTTCGGTTACGCCACCAAAGCAGTAATCAACTACATACGCAATGTCATTATTATGCAAAAGGTTTACAAAGCATTGGATAAAGAATGGCTGGATTAACCTACACCGCCTACCTGACAGGCATAGTTATAGCCATCATGCTGGTGTATGCGTGGTTTGATAAATGATAAACACGTACGCATGTATACATTGTGATAAAAGATATGAATGGGATGAACTTGTGCAACATTTAGGTGAGTGTCACCAAGTGAAACTAATGTCACCCTACCGTGACTTCAAACCCGTACACGAAAGTTAAAGGACAAATACTATGAACAAACTCACCAGCAAATACATTGACTTAAACAAACTCACACCACACCCACAAAACGTACGTGTAGGCAACGTAGACCTAATCAAACAATCACTTCAACATCACGGACAATACCGCCCAATAGTTGCACAAACATCCACACATCACATCCTTGCCGGCAACCACACATTCAAAGCGGCGCAAGAACTCGGTTGGACTGAAATCGCTGTAACACTCATAGACTGCGACAACGATCAAGCATTACGTATCCTGTTAATGGATAACCGTGCCAACGATAAAGCCACCTACGATACGGATGAACTTGTTTCACTACTGGATCAATTACTGGACACTGACCTTGAATTGACGGGTACTGGTTTCAGTATGGGTGACTTGGATGAATTGTTGGCTGACATTGATACGCCGGATAAGGATTTGGGTGATGTTGATGAAGTCCCTGAACCGCCGAAAGAACCTGTAACACAGTTGGGTGATGTATGGTTGCTGGGTAAACATAGGGTTATGTGTGGTAAGTCCGATAACGAATTAAGTTTTGCCAAACTATTAAACGGCAACATTATGGATGCTGTTGTTACTGACCCACCATACGGAATAAACGCAAACAAACAAACAATGGGTAATGGAAAAAAAGATTTTCACCGTGGCAAAGGATGGGATGATAAAGCACCAGACGTTTCATACCTATTAAACCTTGCACCAACACAAATTATTTGGGGGGGCAATTACTTTACTGATGTGTTACCGCCAACAAACCATTGGTTAATTTGGTACAAAAAAATAGCCAACGTTTCATTTAGTGAATGTGAACTAGCATGGACAAACCTAGGCAAACAAACACGGTTACTTGAACATCATTGGTCAGGTGAAACCAAACAACACGTCACAATGAAACCACTACCCGTCATGACATGGTGTTTACAATACTTAAAAGAAAACGCACACATCATAGACCCGTATGCAGGAAGCGGAACAACACTCATAGCGGCAGAACAAACAAACCGCACAGCCTACCTAATGGAACTAGATCCACAATACGTTGATGTAATCTGCAAACGCTACCAACAAACCACAGGCACAACACCCATACTAGAAGCCACAAACAAACCACACAACTTTCTCGTAGAATAGAACCATGGCAAATAGAAACAAAACACCCAAGCCTGAACTCATAGACAAAGAACGCAAAGCGTTAGAGTTACGCAGGGCTGGTTCAACCTATGACGAAATAGCGAAAGCGTTAGGTTATGCCACACCACAAGGGGCGTTCCTAGCCTACAACCGTGCCATTAAACGCACCCTTGTTGAAGCAGGTAGCGAAGAAGCACGACAAACAGAGTTGGATCGTTGTGACCGGTTACAGCGTGCTTATTGGGGTAAGGCTATGACGGGTGATGTTCAGGCTGGTCGTATCATTTTGCAAGTCATGGATAGGCGTGCAAGGTATCTTGGACTTGATGCACCTATCAAGCAGCAGGTGGAAGTAACTAATTTTGAAGGTGGGACAGAACTTGATCGAGAAGTTGCCAGACTCGCAGCCTTACTCGCTGACACAACAAGTAGCAGGGTCACGGGTGTTGTGGACACACCAACAAGCACGGACAACGCAACTTGAACCTGACGGTACTTGGTCTACGTGGCTAGTGTTGGCTGGTCGTGGATTCGGCAAAACCCGTCTAGCGGCTGAATGGTTAGCGTGGCAAGCAATACGTAACCCTAAAGTCAGGTGTGCTGTTGTTGCACCAACGTTCGCTGACGGGCGTGACACCTGCATTGAAGGTGATAGTGGTTTGTTAAGTATTCTGCGCCGGTACGGGGTGTTGAAAGAACCTAACGGCTGGAACAGAAGCATAGGCGAAATCAAACTAACCAACGGTAGCCGTATCAAAATCTTTAGCGCAGACGAACCAGACCGGCTACGTGGCGCACAACACCACTACGCATGGTGTGACGAACTAGCAGCGTTTAAATACGCAGACGTATGGGATCAGTTACAGTTTGGTTTACGGTTAGGGCAACACCCACAAACCGTAGTCACCACCACACCAAGACCCAAACCCTTAGTGCGTAACCTTGTAGCCCGTGAAGATGGCACAGTAATCGTCACCCGTGGTTCAACCTTTGACAACGCCGCCAACCTAGCACCAGCAGCCCTAGCAGAACTACAAGCACGCTACGCCAACACACGCCTAGGTAAACAAGAACTGTATGGCGAAATACTAGACGATAACCCTAACGCCCTATTCCACCAAACAAACATAGACCAGTACCGCATAGACACAGCACCAGCGAACATGCAACGTGTCGTAGTAGCGATAGACCCAGCCGTGACCGCTAACGAAACATCAGACGAAACAGGCATTATTGTAGCCGGTAAATCAAATGATGGTCAGGCATACATTCTTGCCGATTACACAACAAAATCGTCACCTATGCAGTGGGCGCAACGTGCCGTAGACGCATACCGCACACATCACGCAGATGCCATAGTTGTGGAAGTAAACAACGGTGGTGACATGATACCCACACTCATAGCCCAAATAGATTCAAGCGTTTACGTGAAACAAGTACGTGCCACCCGTGGCAAACAACTTAGGGCAGAACCAGTAGCCGCATGGTATGAACAAGGCAGAGTCCACCACACCAACACCTTTGACGATTTAGAAATCCAAATGACATCATGGACACCAGACGATCCGAAATCACCAGACCGATTAGATGCACTTGTGTGGGCTTTAACAGACCTACTAGAAGGGTCAAACCTTGTAGGTTACTTGAATAACCTTGCAGTGTTCTGCAAGAATTGTAGTCTACCCATGCCGAAGAATTACAATACTTGTTCAAGTTGTGGCACACCGCTACATGAGAGTGAACAAGGCTAGGAGTGTAAATGGCTATCAGTGACCGTATCCGTACCGTGTTAGGTATAGAAAAAGCAGCACCACCGCTACCGCAAGGTGCAGTCACTCAAACATTCACACAAGAAGAACTACGTGAAATCGCTAACCAAGCGTATCAAACGGGTGTGTTTCAAGAAATCAACCGCAACCCTTTCTACGCCGCTACACCTTTCGGACCGGGTAACCCTTTAACACCTGCCGCCATT